TCGTATCCTTTTATATCTTTCCATTCCTCAACCATATTTTCTTACTATTAAAAGATTTGTAATAACTTTCTTTCTTACCCCATGTTATTTAATGGATCAGGAGTACTCCATAGCTTATATATTGTGAACTTTCTCTCATAGAAACTTAATGCAAAGTTAAAGCAATATGCCATTAATTGCCTGTCTCTTAATACATGTGTTACAAACAGGGCAGTCTCATAGTAAGGCTTGCCCTGTTCTATGCAGTATTGCATCAACACCATATTGACATCAGTTTCAGTAAGTCCACCAAAGGCAGCCAACCTTGATATTCTTACAGTCTCATTTCTATCCGTAAATCTCCCTCAATTTGTCTACTACTATAGACAAATCATTAGGAATCTCATCAGGAAGGTCATCCAATGCACCAAGACTGTCTTTAGCAGGATATTCTCCATCAAACTCCTTGACAAAGTGCTTGATAGGTCTCTTGTTTTCTGCATCATATCCTACCTTGCCAAAGAGGATAATATCAAACTTACCCTCAGGAGTAATATAGTCATCAACCATCTTTCCAGTGGTCTTGAACTTATAGGAAATGGAATCACCATTCTTGTCCTTATACTCCTCATAATGGGCACAGCAGATGATATTCTTATCTTCAGGGAATCCCTTGAAAGCATCAAAGATGAGACCCATTCCATAGCCAATCTGCTTAGGAGTATCCCACCCACCTTTCATGGCATTTGCCATATAGAAATCCTGAGCAAGATAGTTCATATCATCTATAAGAACATTCTTATAAGGTGATTTCTTCATTATATTGACAATCTCTGCAACTGCTGCAAATCTGTCAAGTCCTGTAAGACTATCTACCTGTACTCTGTTTCCTGTGGCAAGGGCATTTGCATTTACAAGCTTCTGTGTGGGCTTACCTACATTCTCCACTCCAATGTTGCCTTCAATCAATTTGAAGTCAGGGTTAGGAACACCCCTGCCAATACACTGGATAACATAAGTTTCCTTTGGGTCAAGCCCCTTAATACCTAACTTCTCCCTACCACAATAGGAAGTGGTTTTTCCGAACCCACTTTTTGCAAGAACTAAAATCCTACTCATAATTTACCTTAATTGTTTTAAATAGCAATCTTCCTAAAGTTAAAGCCTTATAAAGTTGATGCTTAGTACAGCCTAAAGCTTTAGTAGCCTCCTTAGTAGAAGAAAATTTAAGAATTTCATTGCCTCTATAAGCAACTATATTCCTTGTTTTCTTCCTATATGGTTCTTTAGTTACAGGTCTTCCCATTCTATTAAACCATACATCTAATTTATCAACCTTATAGAATCTCCAAACATAACCCCCTGCTATATTACATTTACCATTCGCAGCACAAGAAAGATTGGATATAGAAATATTCAAAGCATTTGAAGCTTCTCCGAGAGAAGCATACTCTCTAATATAATTCCCCTCCAAATCATACTGATAGATAGTTTTAATAGTCTTTTGCATTCTACCATCTTTATATGCTTGAGTAATAGAATAAGATAACTTCCTTCTTCTATCAGCAGTCATTTCCACTTTTCCTGCTACCAATGTCTGGTTATATTCTGGATTTCTTGTATTTATAAAATACTGTTCCCTATCTGACAAAGAATCTATGCTACATGTTTTTGCCATCTCCTCTTTATATTATTTGATGAGCCAATATACACCTTACTATTAACCTTATTCTCTATTTGATAAATTCCACTATTCATAAATAATCAGCCAAAACTAAAATCTTTGCCATTGTTTTTGTTTTATAGTGTTACTTTTACTTGAAAAGGGTTGCAAACTTATGAAATATTTTCCACCTGTGCAACTTTCTATTCATTTTATTTATTCCATAACTAAAGAAAGTCTTAGCAGTTTTGCTCTTCCTTGATTCCATATAGTTATATACTCTCTGTAATGCTTCTCTATCATCAGGTCTTGGGAGTTCATAAAATGTACTCACCGCACCATCAAAGAATAAAGGACAGATTTGACCATTTGCTCCATAGTCTCTATCTTCAATCACCTCCATGAACCTTATATGATTCCTGAACTTGGTTATATCATATCCTTCATACTCTCTTAGTCCATACTTGAATGGACTATAGAGACCTATAACCATATTGGCATCTCTGGTAGTAGTCTTACAATCTGCAAGACCATCAGAAGATGGTTTAAGCTTATTCAGCTTTTGGTTCTCAATACCCTCTTGAGCCTGTGCTTGATGCTGAATCAATACAAAGATGAATTTCAATTGATTCCTGAGAGTAATACCATACTTGCTCATCTTATCAATAGTTTCCATCTTCTTCAATCCACTTTCAAGAGATAGATTTGAGGCATTATCTATGATGATTATCCTCCTCTCCTCCGGGTCATCTGGGGTATAAGGATTGTCATTGTCTACCACATCTGCATCTATGATTTCATCTGTGATAGGGTCTTTCCTCTTACCTTTCTTGAAGTTAAGATGTCCATGAGTTAAGGCATAGTCCCTACAATACTTATTGATTCCTGTGGGGTTCCTTTGGTCATCAATATACTCAACCATATCCTCGAATGCCTTGATATATCTCTGATACTTATCAGATTCAAGTAATTCAAGAATCTTCTCATCAACAGGATGGTCTCTATCTGTACTTTTCAGTTCAGTAGGAGATACCTCTATTCCATCCAATCTAAACAATAGATGACACAAGAACTCATTATACTTTTCCTCCGGACTCATCTCCAAAGTAAAGTAGAGAACCTTAACTCTCATCTCAGGATGCTCCAATATAAAGAACAATGGTTCATATACAAACAGGTAATCACAGAACTTTGATTTACCTCTTACCACTATAGTTTTCACTACCAGTTTTAACTGTTTGTGGTCTGGACTATGTCTTCATCCTACTTGTACTTCATAGGATGCACCTGCATTTAGTCTCTGGGGCTGAATCTATATAAATATAGCCTATGCCTCCTCAAGTCAGCATATCAATTCCTTGACTTAGCCTCCGAGGATATTCAGGTGTTATAATATAATAGATTACTCCACTACACGGCAGTGCTTATAATTCTCATATTTGGTATTTTGTTTAACCGAATTAATAACTAAAGGACTTAACTCTTCAAGCTTGTAAGAGAACCTATATCCCTTACACTGTTGATACTTACCATTAAGTACCCTACAGATACTTGATGGTGCTATACCAAGTTTACTTGCAGTATCTTTCAGTCCCTTTGGGTTGACAAAAAGCAAGTTCCCATCAAGGTTATATACATATATAGGGGCCGGGTTAAAATTCCACTTCAACTTTCCCTCTTCATGCAATCTTCTTCTTGTCTCTCCTTGTTTTATTCTTGATTCCTTGGACAGAATATTTCTCTCCACTTTCTTTGTAATGTTATATTCTGCTCCAAATAAGTCAATACAATATTGTTCTCTTTCAGTTAATATAGAGGTATCACATGTCTCAATTACAGACCATTCAAATGAACTTTCACCATATTTGTTCCAAGCATTCTGCAAATGAGCATTCTCATGTCTATTATGTCTCAACAATGCAAAATGTTTTAATAATCTTTGATACAAATTCTTTGAACTTCCTATATAAGACTTGTGATTAATCTTATTCTCTATACAGTAAATACCAGATACTTTTAATAATTCTCTTGTAATCTTTTCCATATTATTTCATATTTGTTACTGCAAATATAAAACAAAATTTCCAATTCTACAATAGAATAAATGAATTAACCAGCTTTTACCTTTTGATTGGCAGTCACCACTATGAACTTAGCAGTTTCAATGCCTGGAACCCATGCTCTAAACCTTGGAAAAGGGAAAGGAATACAATTATAAAGTCCATTAAGAACTCTCTCCCTCCTTAACCTCAGATTTCCCATTACTTGCTTAAATCTACTCATAATCAGTTAATTGTAGAAGTCCAATCATTTCTTAAATTCTCTTCTTGACCAGCATTCTCAATGTAACTGATCAATTCTGAGCCCCCCTCAACCTCACCAGCAGCACCAACTTTCTCTTTGAATATGAAATACTTTAATAACCTCATATATGTATAGTTTCCATTGAAACCTTCCACATACTTACTGGTTGCCTGTATGATTTGCTCATCAGTATAAGTATTTCCATATTTCTTGAAGAATAACTTTAATCTTCGTACAATCAAAGCTACTCCATCTGCCCAATAATAGTTAGTGTCATCTTTTTTGCCTTTAGGAAATATCTCTTTGAGCCTTGTAGCCAACTGAATTAACCTGTCATCAGGCTCCTGCTTCTTATCAGAATCCACAATCACAGAATCTATTACCTCAGTGCCTTTATTAGTAAGCCTCCATCCAATCTGTTGGAATAAGTCATCCCTATCAGCAGTTATATAGCCCTTCTTAATCAGCTCCTTCTGAGCTGTATCAAGGTCAGCATTATTATGGATGGCAAGCATCAAGAGAGCCTCAGCAAGACTAATGTTGTTCTTCTGACATCCTTCTTTACTTAAACAAATTGTCATAGCTTAATGTCATTAATACTACCAACACTAATGATAGAATCCTCAGAATACTCCTCTATCATCTTCTGCACAAGTTCTTCTTCCCTTGTATCCTTGAAATAAGGTATGATGATAATAGGAGATTTGTGTCTAAGTATTCTACCAACTCTTTGCTTTACTACAATCTCCGAACTATTCAAGTTGCAGAATATACCTATCCTGCAATTAGTCAAGTTCACACCTTCATTGAGTATGTTACAGGCAGTAATATGTTTAATCCTGTTAAGATTAAACATCTCAAGGTTCTTTACTGAAGCCTTATTCTTCGAGGTGATATTATATTTACCTAACCTCTCTGACTGTTCAATACTACTACAGAAAGTTAAAGTCTTGTAATTCCTGAACTTGTCAAGAAGAGATAGTACAAGGGCTTCCTTCTGTTCAGCACACCACTTCAGCCTTTTGCCTGCTGTTGAAAGCCATAAGTTCTTTATTCTCTCATTTCTTGAGTTAAAGTACTTATTCTTGTACCACTCTATAAGTGAAGAGATACTATCATAGCAACCTTTCTGAGTGGTGATTATATCACGACCAAACTTCTTAACCTTATAGGTATAATTAGTAGTGTTCAAAGTCAAAGGCAGCAGATATACTGTAGGCTCAGGTAGTACTTCATCTTCTACAGCTTCCTTGAGACCACACTTAATGACCTCAGCCTTGTGGTTGTAAATGAAATAATCCCTCATGTCTCTCTTAATAGTGGCAGACAATCCAATGAAAGACTCATTGATATGGATAGTCTCCAATACATCAATTCTTGCTTCTGACAAATGTTGCATCTCATCTGCCACTACTACATCAAAGTATGAGTTCTCATAGTTCTTTAGTGACTCATAGCATTCAATGGTAATATAGTCAGACTTGATACCTCCCCATTTCTCAATCTCATCCTTCCAAGTCTGCTTGTGCACAGTCTTAGCCACAAGAATAAGTATAGTAGCAGGACATTCATCATTCCTGAATACCCTGTCACATATATGATTAATGAGGTCTATTGCTACTTTGGTCTTACCCATTCCAGTTATCAACTCAAGTATCAAGTACTTAGCCTTATCTATCTTAGACAAAGCCAAGCTATTCACTTCTTCTCTTGTCATTGTTTATATTTCCACTTATATCCATACATACCTGAATTACTAACTTGATATAATCCTTCAAAGTTCACAATATCTTTCCATTCTTCTTCCATATTATGGTGTATTTTTAATTAATTCCTTAAGTTTACAAATATACTCAGAATCTTCAGCATATCCAATTTCTTTAAGAAAGTTTAGATAATCATCACCATCTTTGTATTTATACTGTATCATCTCTTTGTAAGCTATGATGCAGTCTTTCCAATGGTCAAATGTGTGATACCTGTGTTTCTTGCTGTTATACAAGCCAAACAAGTTGTTATCATTCAGACATAAGTCTGACTTAAAATGACCAGTTTCAAGTACAGCTTGTGCATAGACTATCTGAGGATGTTTAACCCCATAATATTCCAATGCTTCCATCAAGCCTTCTTGAGGTGACTTACTGAAGAAGTCTGGCTGCTTCTCATTAACTATGTGTACCACCTCTATTTCAGGTGGTTTAATGTTCTCCATACTGCACCTAAGATGATATATACTCACCCCAAGCACAGCTATTGCACAGGAGAGCATAATATTGAATACTTTCTGACTCATACTTCTTTTGTTAAATAGCAGACAACAGTGCCCAATATCCTATGTAATACATTCTCCTTGGATAGCTCTATAATCAAATATTCATAGCTATTATGAGGCTTTCTACTGGCAAGTATGAGGAACCACATATGGTATGCTATGAAAGCCATGATACCTATAACAGGAATACAATAGATTATAAAAGCTATAATCAGCATCCATACAGCAACATGGTGCTCACCCACTCTATTCCAATAGTGGTATTCAGCAAAAGTAGTACCCCTGAGTGACCAAATGGTCACTACAAGGAACACTATACCTAATATAATCCATCCCATAGCTTACTTACTAATGTCTTTGAATATAGTAGGAACCTGCCCATATACAGGCAATTTACCATCCCATTTCTCAATCCACATCTTCTCAAGGATTGCAGGAGTAAGAGCCTGTTGTCTCAACTCATTGGCTTTCTTCTCTGCCTCAGCAACTACAATAAGTTTCTTAGCCTGAGCTTCTGCCACTTTAACCTCATTCTCTACCTGCATAGCCTGCTGAATAGCCTTATTCTTGGCATTTACAGACTCTACAATAGTCTGAGGATATTTGAGACCAGAGGTTAGCTGCTCCAACTGAAAGTTTTCTTTGGCAAGTGCCTGAGTTAAGTACCTTTCAATAGCATTTTCAATACTATCCCTCTTGCTTACAATGTCATCAGTAGTAAACTTATTGAGCTGGATTCTAAAGGCATCCTTTACATAGTTATACAGAGTACCTCTGATTACCTCATTCAACTCCTTTCTGTACTTCTTAAAGACAGCAGGTGATTTACCATCAATAATCTTCAATGATACAGTAGGGTCTACAGTGAACTCTGAACCATCCTTTGCATTGATTGTAAATGGCTTATAGTCAATGGTCTGTACATAAGTAGGATACTCATATACTGTGGTGGTCCAAGGATTATACCATACAATACCAGTTACCAAAGAAGCATCATCTACTCCCTTATCACTGCCATACAGATTCACCTTGATGCCTTCACAACCTGCATTTACCTTCTCCATACATGATGTCATTGAGAACACCATAAACAAGGACAGAAGTCCCAAAATCAATTTACTTTTCATGTTTTCTTTCTAATTTAATTGCTGTTAAACACTTTGTTCTGACTGATAGATATAATGTTGCCACTACCATAAAGAATCCTATCACATTCTCAATGGTATCAGGTGCTGAAATCATTTCAAGTCCTGATGTCAATAGGATAATGAAGATTACAAACCATACAGCAACTTTTACTACTACTTTACCCATAATCTACTTTCTTCATGCTTTTTTTTTTGTTAAACTTATATTGCTTAGTCAGAGATTTTCTCTTCTTTAGTCAGAAATACATAGTCAGGCAACTCCTTGTTATTTGACCATTTGTATTCAGAACAGGTGGTATAATAAGGGTCAATCAGGTGTTTCCCATCCTGAGATTTACTTACCCAAAATCTGACTCCTATGCCTATTTCCTCTATCTTGGCAATCCTCATATAAAAGTAAGATGCCTTGTAATCTGACTTTGCTGCTACATAGACTGCAGCCTTTCTTGATTTGTATAAACCAGTTGAGATGTAGAATGTACCAAGAAGCTGCTTCTCATGTGTCTCCTCAGCCTTCTTACATATATTATACAACTCTCTTTTACCCGGAAGATTCTGAGTATTGAATTGTGATAATATAGGAGGTGATGGAACATAAGGACCTTTAGGTCTCTTGCTCTTCTTCTTGTAGTTAATAATACCATTAGATAAGTAGAATCCTCCTCTATAATCTATGTTCTCTTTTTCTTCAAACATATCATAGAACCATTCTCTGAGATTATACTTTTCAGTGCCTCTCCTGCATCTTTGCAAGAACTCAGAAAATACTTTATCTACTGGTCTGCCTACATTCTTCAACAGGAATTTATGCAAATCTCCGTGGAAATAATGATAACCATCATCATACCAATTATGAAAATACCATCCAGCAGCTTTCTCACTGCCTCTCTTTAATATTCTCTTTCTTGGATACTTCTTAGCCCATCTTGATTTCTTTCCACTCCTATTCCTATTAAGGGTAAATTCTATCATACTTCAAACAGTTTTATGTAAGTTCTCTTACACTCCCCACTACAATACCATTTGTTATACCATAATAGCACAATGTATTTATTCCTTGATGTGACTATATCAATCTTAGGAGAATACTTATTATACATTACAATAATCCAAATACATGGCACAATGAGGAGTAACACATTAAATGGTGTCATACTATTCTGGTTTAGGGCAACATACTACATACTCAAATCTTGAGCAAATTCCTTTCCATTTCCTGTAATCATCACATGAGCCTTTCTTTAATGACTTTGCATCAATGAAGTTACTTACACAAAGCATATCATACTTATTAGATGGATGAGGTATTATCTCAAAATACTTGTCTAATTCCTGTATAACTGCTTCAATGGTTTCACCTGATGCTATAAAGTCATCCACAACTATAAACCTTGTAGTACCAACATCATCAATTCCTCTTAGTGAAGAACAATGAGCACTTGTATCTTCTCCCTTCCTGACAATCAGGATGTAAGTCTTAGTAGTTGGATTAATATTGTGTAACTCATTAAGCATAGCACCTGCAATCATGGCTCCTGATGTACCCCTTACCACAAAAGTAATGCTTGTGCCTTCTTCAATATCTTCTTTATATGTATTGAAGATTGCTTCTGCACTCTGTTGTATATAACTATGCTTCCAATGAATACCAAATGGATACTCTACAGTAATGAAATGGTCAAGATGTATAAATTCAGGAATATATCCCATAGTCTCTTAGTTTTATCCCACTTAGTCAGCAGGTTGTAAAAAAAAAAGAAGGACAAGGATATTGATAATACCCCTGTCCTTTACTATGAGAACACACCCAGTTAGTCCTCAAACACCTGACAGGTGTATGAAGTACCTCCAAGATGTTCTACTGTTCTCTGCAAATGAGCTTCAAGTCTTTCCTTTTCACTCATTGCAGCCCACTTGCCAGGCTTAGACCATGAAGGACAAGAATCCTTGTCAATCATATATTTATAAGCCTCTTTGCTCATGTTCAAGGACTGTGTAGCTGGTTTACACTTTCTTGTATGGAAAGTAATAATCTCTGGGTTGGTGCCATCTGTGCCAGTCACTCTCATAGTGTGCTTCTCCATCTTGCCCCAATCCTCAACTACTTTTGTTACTATTCTCTTTCTACCATTCTTTGTAGTAATGGTCTCTTGAGTTGTTTTAAGGCACTCCTCCTTGCTGAACATTGTGCTTCCTCGAAGCTCAATACTCAGACTTAACTTGATTTCACTCATGTTTATTAATCTTCTTCAGATTCTTTCTTCATAATTGCAGCAAGCATAAGAGCAGCCATTGCATCTCTTGCTGTAACTTCTCCCTTATCTGCTTTTTCTCTCAACTCCTCTGCCATTTTAATGTGAAGAGTATGTTTCAAGGCTTCAATAATACCCATCAACTCTTTCACATTGAGGAATATTGAACTTGTCATAATCACCTCAACAGGTGCTTGCACTGTCTCACCTTTGTAGCTTTCCACCAAGTTTTCAATAAGTTCAACATTGGTTAAACCACCATCCTCTTTACCACCTTTAATGGCTTCTGCAGCATCTTCAAAATGCTTCTGTTCCAGATTTCTTTCCAGAACCTTTTCTTCATTCTTTTCCATCTCTTTTTTTTTTAGTTAATACTAAGATTATTTTGTGGAGCATAGGGGACTCGAACCCCTGTCTTACCAACCTTTAATAAAAGAATTACACATGCTTACTACTTTTTAATGTGGTCAGTTACCCACTGGGTCTGTCTGGATTTACAGCATTTCCACCACCTTATTTTATTGTCCATAAACAAGGAAAAAGTTGAGTTACCTTCTGTGAGACCACAGCCTATTAATGCTCTTAAAGCCGGACCCTCAGCCTTAGTCTTCATTCAGGCTTTGCACCTTTCTGTTTCCAAGTAAGTGCTACTCAGCCTATTCAGGCAGCAACTCTATAAGAAGTATTGCCAGTTATTATTTTGATGTCTTTCCATCAGCCTTTGCATGTTCTCTTACCAAATAATCAGCAATCAAAACCAAAATGCCCCTTTTATCTGCTTTGCTTCTTTTCTAAGAACAAAGTACAAGCTAAAACAAGAAACAGTAGCTTACCTGCCAGCATCACATTCTGCTTCTCTTCAGGTTCCACTGCTTAGTAGAAATAGTGAGCTAAATCCACCATTGTATCTCCAGTGAGACTTGAACTCACAACTTACAGCTTAGAAGGCTGTTGCTCTATCCAATTGAGCTATGGAGACATAAAGAAGACCTATATTCACATACCAGTCTCCTGTAGCAATATTGCTATTGCCCGAACTAAATTTCACATACCTATAAACAATCAAATTACCTTATATGAGTAATACCACCTTATATGAGTAATACCTCAGTACTCCCAACAAGACTTGAACTTGTGTTTACTCTTTAGGAGAGAGTTGTTCTATCCACTGAACTATGAGAGTATTTATACTGCCTATCTTCACAGACCAGCAGTATTTGTTATGAATTTAATTAGTCAAACAGACTCTTTACTCTTTTACCCAAAATCCTGACTGCTTTGATTGCATCTTCTTGATCCCTGAAATACACAACACCTGCATATTGTACTGTATTGTGCTGATATACACCAACACCATTACAAGTATCAACTACAGGACCACATCCAGCATTGAAATTGCCAAGGAAGTAGCCTGTATTGCAGGTAGTTTTCTTCCAGTTGCCATTGAAATACTTAGCTATCACAGCCAAGTCTGCAAGTGTGTTGTACTTCTCATTATCACTGGCAGGCACAGTGATACATACACAGGTATTACATACCCTGCTTCTGATGTGTTTGAAGTTCAACTTCAATTCATCTTCTGTGTACACACTAAGTGCCAGTGTTTGCAGTGCAGCATTGCCACTATTATACCACTCAATAGCTTGTCCAAGTGTTACCTCTATATTTCTCTTCTCTTCCATGTTGTTTTCTTCTTTAATTATTTGATTTGTTCCTTCAAAAAGTTCTCTTCTGGTAGTAGGTATCAACTTTATATACTTCAATGACATATACTTTACATTAATACCTTTCTTTTTAAGCTCACAAAGTTCCCTTGCTATTTCAGGTGTATTGGATAATATGTCTACTACTATCATAGGATTAGTATAGGCATCATTTGTGATAACATCAAGTAACTTTATTGGAGTATTGACATCAATGAAAAAGGCATATTGTTTAGCACCTCTGTATGAGCTTATCAAACATTCTACACTCACACTAATAAGTGCTTCATCTATAAATACTACTTTAATCAGTCGCATGATTATTCCTCCAATTTATTAAACCATTTGTTGAAAGTTAATATCTCAAGCTCTTCTTCAGAGATGAGTCTATAGCAAGCATAACATAGTGCTGCACATGCAATGATAAATTGTATGAACAGGCCATTGTCATATATACTATCAACTCCTCCAATAAAGAGTATAACTGCAAAGGCTGTTACATATAGTAACACTCCTTTAAGTATGAGTTTTATCTTCATCTTTCTTCTGTGTATTTACAATTCTCACATGTTATCTCCATTTACTGCATCAAATATGATATAAAGAAGGAGCAGGTTTGATGGTAAGCCTACTAATAAGTATATGAATAAATCCATCACTTCTTTCTTTTATATTTGTAGAACTCTTTTCTTGCTTCTCTGCCATTAGGATAAGTAGTCTTTACTATTCTTTCTCTTGTACAAACAGTAATGCTCCATTCAAAAGCATGCCTTCCTGACAAATAAATAGTCCTACCCCAAATGTCTACTACTGTTTCTCTTATTAGACAATCACAGTTTTCTCTGTGATATGTATGTTTTCTTGCCATGACCTTAATATATTTTACTGTAATACTCACTATAAGCATCACCACCTGAAGTGGTATCAATAAACTCAGGAAAATCACTCTCTAAGTCATTGATATATGCCTTGGCTTTGTTAATAGTATCATTTTGGTTGATACAAATACCTGCAAGTACTCCTACTAATAGCAAGAGTACTGCAATGAGTACATTTTTAGTCATCTTTGATTGTTTGTTTATAGGTTGATAAAAGGAGAGTATAATGGACTCGAACCATTACTAAAGTGTTATGACTGCTACTGTATTTCAAGGCAACTTCATTCATCCTTTGTGCTATCATTACACTAATACTCTCTAATTCCTAAATCATCTGAAATATTAGTTGCTGTCTTTGATATGCCTTAATTCTGACCTGAATATATTTAGTTTCTAAACCTTCTTACTCTCTGTGCAATTTTATGTTGATTCTGTTCTTGCTATCCTCACTAAGTCTATTGAGTATTAATATCAATGATATTGTAACTCTCACCACAGTCCTGTAGTAGTGTCCTATTCTTTACATCTGCACTCAATTTCAGTAGCACTCCCAATATTATTGGTGTTCAATTGAAGACATTTAACAACAATTAATATGTGTTTGTTTGATTGTCTGCTTGTTAGAGTGTAGTTTTGCATATAAACTGTAACAGTAAAAACAGTCATACATTATTGGATGATTGTTCTACTAATTGTTGGTTTCAATGAGAGGTATTTGTGGGGTGGGGTACAGCATTTATACAACATCTTACAATATGTAAGCCCACACTATTAACTCTCAATAAATCAACAAGTTACATTCAACACAAAACAAGGAAAATAGGGTATAAAGTGTATTCCACACTCTATTATTCTATCCTACTTACCCAATATACTGAACTTCTAAATACTCTACTTACCTCTCTAACCTTCTTGTCAGGAAGAGATGTAAATAGAGCATATTTCATCTCACTCTGATCACTAACAGAATTGAATCCTATTACATATAATATAATGTGTAACATATCTTGGAGTTATATTAAGAGCATATTGATGCTTACTCATATAACTTTTACACACAAATACTATTAATGTTCAAAGGATTAAACACTATTAATGCTTAGAGGATTAAACACTATTAATGTTCAAAGGATTAAACACTATTAATGCTTAGAGGAAATAAAAAGGAAAGCAGGCATAAAGCCTGCAATCCCTTAGAAGCTTGCCAATATAGGTGCACCTCCCTGACCTTCCTCATGAAGAAGCCAGAATGAGGTACCATCAGAGCCAGTGACATTGCTCAGCATAGGATGCTGTGGAATGCCTTTGACTGCAACTGCCCCTGTCTTTGCACCATAGGTGAAGAAGAGCTTGCCTGTCTTAGGATTCTTCTTCACATCAATGTGTGATACATTCATTGCAGCCTTGAACTGTTCAACTGTCAGAGTGTCATTGAAAATAAGATTCTTTTCCATAATGATAAAATGTTAATTTGTTAATAATAAAATTGTTTTAGCTACGGGGGTAGGACCCCCTTGGGCTAAGTGATGGGGAGGGTGTGGTTGGTG